ATGCTCACCGTTAAGCAGATTGAAGCAGCAAAGCCGAAAGAAAAACCATACCGCCTTCTCGATGGTAATGGCCTGTACCTTTATGTCCCTGTATCCGGGAAAAAGGTATGGCAGCTTCGCTACAAGATTGACGGTAAGGAGAAAATCCTGACTGTCGGAAAATATCCGCTTATGACTTTGCAGGAAGCAAGGGATAAGGCATGGACTGCGAGGAAAGACATCTCGGTTGGCATCGATCCGGTAAAGGCGAAAAAGGCTTCGTCTAACAACAATTCATTTAGTGCGATTTACAAGGAATGGTACGAGCACAAGAAGCAAGTCTGGTCAGTAGGCTATGCAACTGAACTTGCCAAAATGTTTGATGACGACATTTTACCCATCATCGGCGGTCTTGAGATTCAGGATATTGAGCCGATGCAACTGCTGGAAGTAATCCGCAGATTTGAAGATCGCGGTGCAATGGAGCGAGCCAACAAAGCCCGCAGAAGATGCGGCGAGGTTTTTCGTTACGCTATTGTCACCGGAAGGGCTAAATATAACCCAGCACCTGACCTTGCAGACGCCATGAAAGGATACCGCAAGAAGAACTTCCCGTTCCTTCCAGCAGACCAGATGCCTGCATTCAACAAAGCACTGGCAACATTTTCAGGAAGTATCGTATCGCTCATTGCGACAAAAGTTTTACGTTATACAGCCCTAAGAACGAAAGAGCTTCGTTCCATGCTATGGAAGAACGTCGATTTTGAAAACAGGATTATCACCATCGACGCCAGTGTGATGAAGGGACGCAAAATTCATGTGGTCCCGATGTCAGACCAGGTGGTTGAACTTCTCACTACGCTAAGCTCAATCACCAAACCAGTCTCAGAGTTTGTTTTTGCCGGGCGCAACGATAAGAAGAAGCCAATCTGCGAGAACGCGGTATTGCTTGTGATCAAACAAATCGGCTATGAAGGTCTGGAAAGCGGTCACGGATTCAGGCATGAATTCAGCACGATTATGAACGAGCACGAATGGCCTGCTGACGCTATTGAAGTGCAACTGGCACATGCCAACGGCGGTTCTGTGCGTGGAATTTACAACCATGCTCAGTATCTCGATAAGCGCAGAGAAATGATGCAGTGGTGGGCGGATTGGCTTGATGGAAAGGTGGAGTAATCCTCCTTAACCACTATCGAAGAGCACAAAGCCTTGCAATCCAGTGCAAAGATTTGTGTGCCTCAGTTTTGTCTAAGTGTTCTACTGAAAACATAGTAAAATCGGCAACAGTTGGAAATCATTCAATACTCGCACTATCGAAAGTTCGCCAGCCAGCCGCAGCACGTTCTTGCATACGACGTGTGAAGTGGTCAACAAAAACTGGCCACCGAGTTAGAGTTTTTCCAGTATCGATTTTCCGATTCGTTTGGGGGTAACCCACCGTTATATTCGTGCGGTCTTAGTGCGCTGTAATATCCAACGATATAGTCCGTTATGGCGTGAGCTGCCTCGCTGAAGCTTACGTAACCCACCACCGGCATCCATTCGTTCTTCAGACTCCTGAAGAAGCGTTCCATTGGGCTGTTATCCCAGCAGTTTACGCGCTATTGCTGACGCTGAGATAGCCTGGCGGCAGGATGCAGTTGATGTTGGTATCGCGACGGATGAGGAAACCGTCGCTCTGGCCGAATGGAAGAAATATCGGGTCTTGCTAATGCGTGTCGATACAGCAAAACCCGTATGGCCTACGCATCCGGAGGATCAGGCCAGTTAATGTTTGGCGCGCTGGAGGTGTCTACTACTTCCAGCGCATCCAGGTAATCCAGCCAAAGGTTATATCGTTCCAGTTCATCCGCCTTTAAACGGCCTATCGCTGCTTTTCCCGGCCACTGACGTTTGTTTATATAAACATTTGCCTCATCAATGAGCTGCTGTCTCATATTCTCTGCATTCGATGCCATTTCCTCTGCGGTGGGTGGAGGAATTTCAAGCCAGCAGGGCATACCTGCATCATCCACTCCACGATACTTACCTGCTGGCGGCTCATCGATAAACTCAAGATAAAGACTTTCGTCAACCTCCAAGGCATCAGAAGGCCATGAGTCTGCAGCAATATAGCTTTCCTTAAGCTCCCCGGCATAAAACGCATTTTCTGATGGAGAAAAATATTTCAGATTCATTTCAGTACCCTATTGCAAGATAACGGCCGTAACACAAATCACTGTCACTACTGCGCGTCACTGCAGCACCCACTGAGTCAGCACGTAAGCTCATCGCCGTCGCAGTGATAGTGGTTCGGCTTGTTGGGGCAATTGCATATACTGTCGGTCGTGCGGTTTGTATCACATTATCATGTGTTGCATATGCCTGCATAACCATAGTAGGAAAAGCAATCGGCAGATTAATATCCATAGTGCCGCCTGATCTCAGAGATGTCATTACTCCCCATTGCATAATAAGCGTCTTACGCGTACCGCCAATCATCATCGGAAATATGGCATATCCGGTTTCGCCCATACTACCTGTCGCAACACCTGTAGCACTGATATCTCCTAAACCAAGGTTTTCGAGAGCCGTTTTCACCGTGCCATCCGATTTGATATCGCCAAACGGATTCTTGCGGCTCAGGTATTCAACAGCAAACCCCGATCCCAGCAATTCAACAAAACCGGGCAGATCACCATTATCAAGCACATCCCGTTGCGTTTTGTCACTTACAAACTGGGCCAGAGCTGCAGCAATAAAGCTGGCCTGCCGAATAACCTTATTGACTTGCGCACTGGATGCTTTCCCTGCTGTAAATCCGGATAAAAGCGCAGGCAACGCTTCCCATTCCTCCTGCGACATAACATTGGCATTCCGATCAGTTGCAAACGCTTTAAAGTCATTTTTCGCCATCAGAGTAATACTCCCCATGCCCCTACATCAAAACCACTGATGAATTCGTTATCCATATCAAAACCAAAAAATTTTGAACCTTCCGATGGAGTTTCCACCGAAGGTGTTTCAATGCCACCCGCCCAAACCCCGGCGGCTTTTACTGTGAGATATCCCTGTTTAATTGCCGCAATTAACTCACGCGATACATCTGAAATATCAGTATCAGGAAAGAGCCAGACCGATATCGTCATGTCCTGGTTATCGACTATCTGCATTCGCAGTCCGGATCCTGCTGTCGCCGCGTCAAGAATTGCCGGAAGCGAATCATTCCGTCCGTCCCAGTTATTAATCGCAATCTTCGCTTTAAGGATGACACGATAAGTTTCATCGCTGAGGTACATGCATCCGGAATCAGGATCGTATGGCCCCTGCCATACACCCTGATCATATCCAAGCCCGTCGGTATCCCAGCTGAAATAGACACCTGAGATAGGCTGGCTGACAACACGGCTGCGTCCGATCCACAATCCAAGAATGTCAAGTTGCACACCAACCGCAGAGTCAATATCAAATGCAGTAATCAGCCCTCTGGTGGCAGCCGCAACATCAATAAGTGGCCGGGTCATCAGATCAACATGCGCAAGAAATTTAGGTTTGGTGGCGTGGTAGTTCGTGATTAGTTCGGTGTATTTGCTCATGACTCCACCGTTATAACGATATTTTCTGGGGTACAGGACGCAGATTCGTTGTATCTGATATCAATGTTTGATGACGACAAAGCCCCCGAGGATTTCCCAATCGTCAGTTCCTGAATATCGTAATAGCGTGCATTCCCGCCACTCACCACGCCAAGATTCGCCGGTGAGTAAATGCGACTTAAAAGGACTGAATCACCAATCGTCAGACTATTGATATAGTCGGAAATAGCCTGCTGGATCTGCTGCCCTATCTGTGAGGTATAACCCGTAAAAACTTTTAATTTAATCCGGGCATAAACAGGCACATCACTGGAACGCGAGAATTTGATTACATGGGGATTGCCGTATTTATCCGGAACCGTAACGGATGTTGTACCGTGAGTGGCTGTCCCCTGGCCTTTATTTCCTCTGATAGCCTGAGCAATATCCGTCACATCACCGCCATCCACAATTACAGCAACAGAGTGTGGCGGTAACCCGTTACCGTCCTCCGAACCAGTATCGTTTTCATAGAGTTTGTGGCGGGTTACACCGGTAACATTAGAAACAGCACCATCCAGTGCTTCAAATGGGGTTATCGATGGCAACGCAACACTTTGCGACTGGCGGATACGTAACTCAGCATCAGTTTCTGCCGGAGAGCCAACAGTAGCCGCAGCAGGATTAGTTACCGAAACCCAGCCACGGGTTGGCGTATTAATTTCAGTGATAGTTCCAGCCAGCGCCGCCACTGCACCACTGACGGAACATGTTGCGGTCGCCATCACTGTACCATCCACGCCGACCACCACTGAAGCAGGCAAACGCCATATCACATTATTACTGTCTTTCACGCTGCCATTAATGATGGTTGTTCCTGCAGTTCCTGTAAGAAGCAAATCAACCGTAGAGTTCGTCGCGCCTTTACGTGAAATACCATTTATTTTCACGTTGCTGGTCAGTGCAGCCCCATAGCCGGTTGCCGGTGAAAAACAGTTGTAGACAGTTATCGCCATATTATTGGCATCATGAATCGCCAGCGCCATCAGAGCCACCATCTGGCCGTCTTTGCTGTCCGGTTCGAGGTAGGCATCACTGCCATAAATCTGCTGAAAATAGCTAATCAGGGTGCTGAGTATCGTCTGATAATCAGGCGCACTGATCCCCTCTGCGGTTACCTTTGCAGATAAACCAAGAGAATCAAGGTTCAGAGCCATTACGCCTCCGATGTAACAGTCGTTATTCCATAAAGAGTGTCGATTTCAGCGGAAAACATGACACGTCGGGTCGTGGTATCCACCGTCGTATTGAAAGAGAGGATTGATTTAACGCCCCGCGTTTCGAGGATGCGCTTACGGATCGCCAGGTTGTAGGTTTCCGGCTTCTGCTTACCGAGTACGGACTGGATCCACGGAGTCCCTTCGGTGGTATCGAGAAACCATTGCCCATACCACAATTCGAATCGCGTTTTTACCGCCTGCGCCACGGCCTCCGGTGAGTTAATCAGCCAGGTGTCATCACCGCTGCCAAAGGTGTAATCGCCATCGGCGTCTTCACGTCTGTATCGCATCAGTTTACCCCATCGGTATTGCTTCCACCGCGCTGAACACCGCCATGAGTGTGCGTATCATCGATTGGCTTGCCGTTAGCCTTCACGCTACCCAAAAACTCAACAACACCAGTGATTTTTGAAGCCACACCAGAAACAACAGACCCCACCATGCCCCCCATCCAGGTTAACAGGCCATGAATGGTTACTTTCTCAGAAAAATCAGCCAGAGGGGCAACCACATCAAGACCACCCGGAGCGACAATTTTAATTTTCCTGGTATCAGGATTAAGCTCAAAATAGGTGCTGCCATCGTCACTACGCAACTGTGTGGCACTGGTATTAATGCCGCTAATCTTCCTCGCCTGCGACTGGGGGCCTACAATACAAAACGCATCCGATAAATCATGCATTCTGTCATCGACCGGTTCCTGTATTCCGCCGCTCTGCCACCAGAAATCAATACAACGATCGGCAAAAACGACAAGACACTCATCCCCGGCTTTAATCGGAAACGTTAGCGTACATCCTCCGCCACGTGGGAATACCACTGGAACATCCACCAACAATGGGTAATTTTTGGTAATGCGGTTGCCGTCATTATCCTTTTCAACCGAACGGATAGCAGGCTGCACAACCGCCGTCACCGCATCAGGATCGAATGACTGAATAATGCCAGGCAAGGCGACACGGATCTGATTCTTTGTTGTTTCCCGTTCAGATTTGAATGTTTCGGCAAGGTCGCCGCTGCGGGTCTGGTCAGATACTGCCATTTAGTAGGCTCCAGAAAGCAAAAAACCCGCCGGGTGGCGGGTTTATGAATCGTAGGTTTTCAATTTTTCGAGTTCATCAGGAGGAAGTTCTATGAAGGTTTCCTCTGCTAATTTTATCAGCCGGGGAAGCATCGAATCAGCTTGCTGATGAGCGTTTGGGCTGATGATTGCCAATATCTGATAGTGTTCATCGATATAAAGATGCTGAGCATATACCAAAAAATTATCACATGTCCGTTCACTCAGAGATGCTTCTGGAGGCCAGGGTTTATCGCCAGGTAGCTTTAAGTGAATTTTCCTGATGTTGGCAGCCATCGCATCATAGTTACGTTCAAAACCGCCTAACGAACCAAAACACCAGAACTGGGAACCCTTTGAAATATAATCGGCAAGCATTTGAGCATACTTATGTGCTGCAGCTAAATGACGCAATTCTCCCGTGATACTGACTTTTGCCATGTCACATCCATTTATGGGCGTTGGCTCCCAGCATCTTATGCGATGTTGAGATCAGTTCAATAGCCTCTTCACGGGTAACATTATCTGACAAGAGTTCAGCCTGGAAAGGCTGCGATTGCCTAACTTCAGCGGCCAACTGAGTTGCAGTGTTCTCGACGGCGGTCAACGCACGAACATATTTGCGTTTTAATGGGCGCAACATTTGCAGATGGCCTTGCCACATAGGGGACCTTTCCGCTTCAGAGAACATATCCACTAAATGTCCTTTAGCATTTCGGCATGCCTTGGCAAGACCTTCGAGATGGGATAAAAACTCTTCCGGAAGCTCATCAACAATGATTCTCCCATTTCGAAAAGCTTCGAGATGAGACATGCCTTCCTTCGCGGTATTTTCGATTTCTTGAGCGCGTGCAGCAATCGCGGTACAACGACGAAATACCTCTTCAGCATCTAATCGTTGTGGCAGTTCACAAGCATTAGAGATCAGGGGTTTGAAAGCACCGTTAACAGCTTCCTGAACCTGATTCATTTGTTGTGTAATTGTTGCCAGCGCAAATGCGTAGCTAATCGCCATACCCAATCCCTCTGTCGTTTTAAACGACTATACACCACTTATTCAAAGTTAGCTGAGCGCTAAAAGTTCGCAAAGTTTAGTGATCATGCAACCACCTAGCAAGCGATAAAAAATCATTATTTAGTGAATGTGAACAAACTCAACACTATGCAGAAATGTAACTTTGGGTTAACCATCAACCTTTTTACACGGGAAAGATCCGATGATTTTCGGTGCATCCATGCTGTTCTGCAGAAGCTGGACGTTCAGGAAACGCGTTTCGGTACCCGGACGATGGATATACTCAAACCCATAGTTGTTGCCATCTTTAGCAGGCATCAGTCCCATTTTGATCTGCATGCCTGTACCGTCTTTGCCCAGCATCTTAACTTTTTGGGATGTTACGGTTTCGCCATTGATTTTAAACAATGAGTCAGGGATTGCGTCCATACGAAAGTTACCACATTGCATCGTTATGGTGTTTGCACTTGCGCCAACAGACGCTAACGCCAGCAATGAAAAAATCCATCGTTTCATTTCTATAACCCCCTCTGCAATGCTGTACTCGATGGCATATCCTGCGCGCCACGCGCTTCGCACATCATATCCATGTACCACGCCTGGCCCCTTGTATCGCCAGTGTACATAATCCCGCGCACAATATAAACGCCATCCGTTGCGATGCTGGCAGGTTGTGCTGTGGTGCCGCTTAGCGTGATATTTCCGTCCGTGTTCTGGTCGGTGATCTTCCCACCAGCCTTCGCGATATCATTGTTCGACAGCGCGGTGCGGTACACGGAAGCCTGATCCAGCTGAATAAGCCCGTTAACCCGGATGTTCGGATTAATAAGAGCGCGGACGTTTACGCCGTTACCGATAGTCTGCTGCGGCATGCCGATAAGCCCGGTGGCGCTGTTGAGCACAATCGCGTCGTGAACATACTCGTTATTCGCCACCATCTGTCGCTGACCGTCCACAAATTGCCATGTTGCGCCACATTGTCCGGCCACGTTATCCATAAGATGCCGTGTCATGCCGAACAGCACCCGCCCTCGAGGGTATACGGTAGCAGGCATTTCAGGCGTCAGTCCTTCGGCCGCGCCTTTGGCCTCAAAGTCTTTCATCAGCGCACGGTTCACATCTGCGACCGTGTAACCGGCAGCCAGCGTCTGTGAGGTTATACTGGTGGCAAATGCCAGATCCGTATCTGCTGCCTGAATCAGGACATAGGAATCAATAGGGCTGTCTTTTCCTGTGACCGAGTAGCGAATTTCTCCGCTGAAAATCAGCCCGTAATTGCGGCCATCACTCTGGCCCACATCTGCCGCGTCGACTTCGCGCACGGTCCCGACGTCGCTTGCCGCCACCTCCGGCGCGATACCGTCGTAACCGGCAATCAGCCGCACTTTCGAAAACTCCTGCCCGGTAATTCGGTTCACAGTATCTGCCGAAAGGTTATAAATTTTGATAGTCCCTACCCGGGACGCGCTGCTGATGTTGAACCAGTCGATCGTAAAGGTGACTTTGAAATCACTTAGCTCAATTCCCTGACCGTTCCCGTCCACAAGCTGCAGCTCGAAATGTCTCATCCAGTTCTGTGACATGCTTACTCCGTTGATACCAGTAAATGACTGCGGCCACCCAGATCAGTTTTCGAGGGATAATCCTGTGTGTTGTCATCGCAGACCACCACCAGCTTAAAACCAAGCCCCATACAGGCGTACTGCGCCAGCAGATCAGCGCCAGTGACGAGAGGAATACCGGAGATTACCGGCTCCCCTCTGTCGTTCTGCAGGTCCATAATCCAGTAAAGATCGCGCCATATGATGCTAATCTGCCAAGTGACACCACCCAGGACGATGCTGAACTGCTGGTTGTCCGCTGTCAGCGGAATTTCCTGAATTATCATTAGCCGCCTCCCAGTAATGACGCCACGTTACCAGTGATGCTTTTCAGCAGTGAAGTATCTGGAGGCTTTGTGGTTTTGTTGCCGCTGTTCTGTACCGCCGACGTGCTGGCCCCTTCCTTCATGTTGGTTTTATCCGCGACGGTAATCTGCTGTGTCCGGGAGATAATGACCTCCCTCAGGGTGAGGACGGCGGACAGGACGTTTTCGGTTGTCTTGTCCGTCGTCACTTCCAGCGCCCGGATCAACATGTTGCTGTACAGCCGTTTACCGGTTACCACATCGAAGGGGATACGGCTTTCCTGCAGATCCAGTAGCTCCTGATACGTCTGCTGAGGACTCAGGCCGAGCAGGCTGGTAGCCGTCAGATTACTGGCAAAATCCAGCAATGCGCCGCCACCGGCGAAACCAACCTCCATCACCACTTCTGACGGTTTTTTATAGGCATGATCAGCGACAGCGGCCCCAACCTCTACCGGATGCTCTGTTATTTCAAGCATATCTGTATGCTTCTCTGAAATAACAACACTGGGAACAATCATTCCTATTTTTCTGCTCTGCTGATGAAAAAGTGTAGAGAGAATATCCACTAACCCACCCTCACCTGATTACTTCGCATGACCTGAGCATTTGCAGACTGTTGCCGACGTGCAACCTCATTACCGACAGCGTGCGGATCTCCGCCACCGTAAATGTGGTAAGTATTTTGCTGGTTAACCTCTGTCATTTTGCCACTAATTCCCGCCACGGCAGCCTTATTAATCAGCTCTCGAGAATAGATATTTCTTCCATTCTCATGCTGGATAATGCTGCTCATCAATGCTGACATGGTTTGCGGATCGCTCATATTCAGGGCAGCCCGGGGATCCACTCCCAGTCGTTGCGATACAGCCCTGATATACGCAGTTGTGTTGTTATTATCAGACGCAGGTGCCCAGGTAGAGATAATTTTCTCCACACTGTTTATTCCCCGTCCGGCGTACAGCATTAACTGACGAGCAAGAGCCCGTAATCCATCAAAGGCAGTTTCAAATCTGGCAAATCGCCCGCCCGGGCGTTCAAGAGAAGCCCCTGCCTGACCAGCAAAATTAAGGTTTCCCGGATTGTTATTCCGTTCTCCTCGTTTCGTAGCCTGTGCATGTTGTTCCGGCTCATCATCACCAAACCAGCCGCGTACCGTCCGGCCCACACTGCGGGGATCAAATCCCCAGTGCTCTTTAATCCAGTCGGCAGTACTGTTAGCGCTGTCTGTAACCATCGGCATCGCTGACGGATTTTCGCTGCCCTGATTAAGTATCTGTTTGCCGATGCTGACGGCATCAGCCCAGCGGCCATCTTTGATAGCGTTGAGCAGGTCGGCGATCATGTTCAGCATTTTGCTGAATTCGCCCATCTGGTCGATGAAGTTGCTGAAATCCCACTTCAGGGACCATGATTTGGGGTCAATATTGAGCAGTTTCGCCAGCGCTTTCGCCAGTTCATTAACAGACCATTTCAGGTCACGAACCATCTTCAGCGCGGCATCGACCTCCGGCTTCCACTTGCCCCAGTCAATCAGGCTGTCGCCGCCTTCCTTCCAGGTCTGATAGTCCTCCCACAGAAGGGCAATCCCCGCCGCCAGCGCGCTAATGAGGCCAATCGGCGACATCCAGAACGTACTGTTCAGAATGCGCAGCGCAATCGTCAGCGCGCCAAACAGCGAGATGAGCTCCCGCGTTTGCTTATCCAGCGATTGCCACCAGGTGATGAGGCCTGATGTTCCTTCAATCAGTCTGAAGAACAGCCGCCCGATAATATCCCCGAGCGCCAGAATGCCTTTTATGGCTTTCGTCAGGGTCTGCTCGATGCGCGGGAAGTTGTCCAGGATATGGCGGCGCAGAGTGTCCAGCGAACCCGCAAGCCCACCCGCAAGATTAGAGCCGATTTTGTCACGGGCCATGCCTGCCATCGCGCCAAACTCACGCAGGGAGGTCATAAATTTGTTGGAGCTTCTGGCCGCCTCGTCAGCATTGAAGCCGATAGCTTTCGCCATTGCGCTGTACTGCCCGGAGAAATCACCCACACCCCGGCGCATCGCCATGAGGGTATTTTCGTCAATGCCAAGCATCTGCGCATACTGGTTAGCCCGGTAATACGGCATGCTGCTGAGCTTCTGTCCGACACCCGTAAAGATAGCGGCCATGTCGCGCATGTTGCCGCTGGCGTCACGGGTCTGTACGCCCAGGCGATTCAGAAAGCCTTCTGCACCGGGATTGTTACGAATAAACCGGGAGAGGCTTTCCAGAGAGGTTCGCGCCGCGTCCACGCTGCCGCCAACCTGCGAAACCGCATAGCCAATAGACTGAATTCCCTGGACTGTCGCGCCGGTGCGCTGTGACGCCCAGTAAAGATTATCCAGGCCGGAGGCGATCTTAGCCGTGAAGGCCACCACGGACAGTGCAGCTCCTTCAACAGACAGCCCCATTTTGATGACATTTGCAGTTGTACCGGAGAGGACAGAACCGAACTTTTTCGCTCCTGCCTCATCCACACTGAAGCCAAGCGAGACGAGGAAATCTTTAATAGTTTCAGCGTTCATTATCCTCTCTCCATTTCTCAATGCGCCGCTGGTTATCCGCTTTTACCGCCAGATGGTCATTCAAGAGAGCAATGTCGTACAAATCGACAGAGCCATCTTTAAGTGCTGTATAAGGAATTAACCCGGCGTCAACCGGATTGAGAAGGTAAGACAGCCCGTCCGGCAGGCTGTTAAACGTCAGCCCTGTTGCAGGCTCTGCGTCGTGCTGGTAAGGGGTGTAGGCAAAAAATTTCCCAGCGAATCGGCGACCACCCGCGCCACCAGATGCAGCATGACCAGCAAGTCAATATCATCAAACATCAGTTCGCCCTGGGTAAATACCGGAACCCATCCGTCCATATGACGCCGCGATACCACCGCAAGACAGGGATGAATAATCGCACTGGTGTCATCTTCGGTCAGGGAAGACAGTTCCTCAGCGATACGCGGGAGCATGGTTTCAAACACCGGTTTTAACTGCTCGAATTTCACGGTGTCGATTTTGCCATCAGCAGGCAAACGGGAGCGAATGCTCCCGAAATCTGACATCATTCCTGCCAGCACCGGCAGAAGTTTGCGGGTCACTTTCAGCTGATCAAAAACGCTGAGTTTTGCCGCGCGATATTTCACGCCTTTGATTTCGAATTCCATGTATTAAAACTCCCCGAGAACCTGGTCAATCTTGCCGCAGTCAAACACCCACGGCATCGTATTACCGGTTTTAGCGTTGGCATTATCCGGTTGTTTCTGGAACGCAACACTACGTGCCGTGATGATGTCGCCGCTGACCTTGTTTCGGATCACAATAACGTTATTCCCCCATGTGGCAGAAGACTGGCTCTGTGCGTTATACGCCAGCGACAATTTTTTATTTGTCGGTGATGTCTTCAGAAGGTTAACGGTAATCGTCCCGCTTTTATCTGCATGGAGACTGTGCATCACTTCGCCATCAGAACCGATGGTCATGGTGTTTTTAGGACCGCCCATCGCAACCACAATCCCCTCTTCAGAACTTGCAGAACCGTACCCGAGGTCAATCGAACCGGTCGGCCCGGTCAGCGTCGCAGTGACATCCATAAAAGAATAGGTAGACATTCACTTCCCCTTAGCGAACAACGTTAATCTGTACGTCAGCGTAATGAACCGCGCCTGCAAGTTTTATTGCAGCCTGAATCACCGGAGCCTTACGGGCTTCACGTTCTGATTGTGCCTGTTCATCCAGCGGCTGGGCGTATACGTAATAACCTTTGGGCAGTGTGTCACCTGATGACAACTGACCAAGGTCGCCCCCGTTCCATACGCCCGGAGCAATCAGTCCATTCTGAACGGCCTGATCCAGTGATTTTTCAACATTTGATAACAGTCGGGTAATACCGGCTTCAGTCTGGGGAACCTTCGTGGTGCTGGTATAAAGCAGGTTATAGAGGTTGGTCTGCACATAATTCTGTAACCAGTCCAGGCCGTGGCGTTCATCAAAGAAATCGCCGTTAGCCATCACTCCCTGCTGGAGGATAGCCGTATCATTCTGGTAGTACACGAACACATTGCAGTTTTTTGCATCAAGTGCCGATGCCTGGCTGACTGTCAGTGTTTCATACCCGACACCAGGCTCCTGCTTAAACTTGAGCGTAATCGCGGTATTACTGCCATTGAAATTAACCGTGAATGCCCGGCCAAATGCAGATAACGCAGCGTATTTATTACCAGATGAATACTGAATAAAACTGCGTGAATATCCGGCGGTTTTCAGTTTTGATGCCAAATCATCGCTGGATGCAGTCTGCAGGCATTTTTCATCGCTTGTCGTAATCGCCAGAATACGGCTTACAGAAGAGGATTCGATCGCCGCAGCCACTTTCAGCCAGTCTGCATCCGGAATATCTGCATCGTCTGCAATCCCCAGCCCATACCATGAAGTATAATCAAGCATGGCATTCACAGCCTGCTCCAGCGTCTCAGGCGTGGCCTGTTCGCTGTCTCCCTTCGTTTTCACCCAACGACCAACAAAAACCTCCTGAGGTTTCGGTGATTGTGAGAAAAACACCTGCGCAGCTTTATATTCTGGTGATTCCACGCCAAAATCTTTTCCAATATCTTCCGCGGCAGAATAACGGCGAATGCGCTCACTTACCGGAATGATTGTGGACGGGCCGAGAATGAGTAATGCACCAAAATTTCGCCCTGATGCTGCACGCGGCGACATGATCACATCAACATTAACAACGTTTGATACAGGCAAGCCCTGTGCCATAGCTTAATCTCCGAAAAAGATGACTGGTGCTTCCACCAGCGATTTAATACCGTACTCGCGCACAACCTTCCGGCGCAGACGCACCTTCATATCGTAGCGGCGGACCCATTGCTGATTAATAAGTTCAGGGAAGGGAGTCAGACCTGTGTAATCGCCAAGAGACAGCCCCAGCGCATTCAGTGCTGCGTTGTTCTGCGGTACAGATATACCGTCACGAAACCGGGACGCATACACCATCCCCGCCGGACCATAAAACGAAGCCATACACTCAATCGTTTCATGCCGACAGAGCTGAGAGCCATCATCGGTCTGTCTGGTGAATGCCGGACTGTCATCACCTGACCATCCGATAACCCCAAACGCACACCAGTTCGTTTCAACCGGTAGCAGTGGCGGCTGCTCTTTCTGCCAGCGCGGGCGAACCATCCCGGCAGACAGACCGGAAACGTTACGCATCCACTGGCTTAACAGCCTGTCGAGCGCTTCGTCATAATCCGGATCGCCACTGGTTGGTATCAGCCATCCGCGCTCTGTGCTGGTGTTATTGCTCAACCGGAATTCCCCCATCAAACGGCAGCAACTCACAATGCGCCTGAACGAATCCGGACCCATAAGCTGTATACGGGTCGACGAAAGTCACACGATAATCACGGCCCTGATACGTCACGATATCGGCATCACGGCCAGTCTGCCCCTGTGTCAGCCGCTCAGTTGTCACGATAAGAATCGCGCCACTGATAACTTGCCCGGACTGCATACGGCGGTTCTCCAGGGAGCGGTCAACGGTAACAACTCCGGCAAACTGCGTTTTAACTTCGCTGTCACTGCCGATCCCGTCATCGTCCACCGTTTGCACGCGACGCGTTACCCACAGGTTGAAGTCGCAAAAATCGGGGTCAAAAAGCACGTCTGTTACATCAAGAGTCGGCATCTTTATCCCTCACAACATGGGTAATCGCTCTGCGATATTGCCCGGTGTCGATTAGCGGTTTCACCAGATCGGTTCCGGGGGACTCGCCAGCAGCGCGTCGGGCAAGCTCCGCTTTCGCCCCTTTACGCCCTCGACGCGCGCGGGCTTCAACGGTGCTATCAGCAAGCGGTGTAAAGCCGGTAATAGTCATGTAACGCCTGACGCCATTAGCGGCCAGCGTTCCGGCGCGGTTGAGCGCTCTTTCCGCCCCCGCCGCATTTCCATCAAGCGCAGCCTGCGCCGCTGTTTTGAGCTGCGGCAACGTCTGTTCCTCTACCGATTTAACGCCGGGGATCAGGTGCGGGCGTGGGGGGATGTTTTGCGCTGGCGAGCCGTATTCGTTGAGGTAACCGATCCCGGCATTACCAAACGGAACATCCTCACGCTCGCTGTCTGCTTCCGGGATACCCACCAGCACTTCTTTTTTACTGATGGATTTGAGCGCATCCAGAATGGCCTGAGCGTTATCCACCCTCGTTGTTACACCGCTTTTGAAGCTCATAGCTGGCGACCGCCCGCACCGAACATCGTGATCAGCTGATAAAATTCAGCGCCATATCGGGTGTTATTCCAGAAGCCTGCGTCATGGTTTAGCGTCGCGCTGGTGTCATAGCTGACGCTTACCTTATCCACGGACTTTGAGGACTGAACACCATTGGTTGAACCGCCCGGACCGCCAGCCAGCATCGCCCGGCTGTCTGCCGCCCAGAGTGTCATGTAGTGTGCAACGAACAATCCGGCAAAGTACGGAAACAACTTTTTGCCGGTGACGTTTTCGCTCAGCAGTTCATCGGCCAGATTCAGACGAAACTGGATTTGCGCTTCGGGATATTTGGCAGGGTCAGCAAACTGCGGGAAGTCGCGGCGAAAATCACTTACCGCTGGCAGACTTTGATTCTTTGGCATTTTTTACCTCGTTACGCGCGTCTGTGGCTTTGCCAACGGATACCTCCGCGTGCGCACGAGTGAACCAGTGCGTGGCAACGTCTTCCTCCACAGCATGACGGCCTTTAAGAAACTCGCGCCGTGAACCGTCGGGAAGCGTGAGCACAAACGGGGTATGTACGTGTATTACTGCATTATTTTTTGCCATCAGGTCATCCTTAATGGCCCCGCCAGGGGCCATGTGGCTGTTAAATGCCATCAACGTACGAAATGGTTTCTTTGTACACTGGCTCGACTGCACCCAGCTTGCCGTAGTAAGTGACGATCTGATACAGACCGCGATACTGCACCGGCACGCTCTGAAGCGGAACCAGCGGGTAGCGGACGTATTTTTTATCGTTGGTGTACGCAACCATGCGATCCTTATTCCCCACACCACGGCCTTTCAGCCATTTAACCGCGCGGATATTCAGCGGAACACCGTTCTGGTGATAGCTGATGGTGTTGGTCTGAAGGTACGTCAACAGGGACTGGTTACCCGCAGATGAAACGATGATGCTGGACAACAGAGCAAACTGCTCAGGTGGGATCAGCAAATCACGCGGAACCACAGAGTAACCAGAAGCGGCCCACGCATCAGACAGCACCTGGTTAATGCTTGCGCGGATTTCGTCCGGTGTTGAGGTTGCCCACGTTTTGGCAGCGTTGTTGACAGGAACACCGTTCAGGGTAACAAGGCCTTTCAGGTTTAATGCGGAATCGCCAACATACACCTGTTCATCGTTATCCATCTGCCATTTCAGTTGCATCCCGTCATACTTCTGCGTATCAATCGGGCGTCCGACCTGCTGAGCAGCCTGCAATTCTATGACCGTCCAGCCAAGTTCCATCCCCCACAGGTTCAGCGGGTTACCGGATTTGCCGATATCCACGTTCACGCCAGCAATAGCGGTTGAGTCTTTGCCTACCCAGTTTTTGCCATTCGGATTTGCGCCAGTACCCGCAGCGGCGAAGCTGGTATTCGTCCAGCTGGAAATGTCATCTGCGATGGAGACATCTTCACGCAGTTGGATATCGCGGGTCCAGGTGTACCCCACCAGTGGCAGGTTCAGCGTCTGGTCGAGTCGTTCCAGCTCCCCGATGAGAAAGGCACCAGAGCTGTCAACGGTTGCCTGATCAAAAGTAATCATTCGTCTGTTCCTTAAATCTTCCAGGAAATTTCTGCATTGCCGTTAGCATCACCGGCACCTGTGAATTCAGCGTTGGTCAGCACCACGTTTTTGCCACTGACTGACGTGGCCATGAATCCACCCAGCGGCACTTTGATGGATTCATCAGTGGAGACGACAACGTATACCGGGTCGCCTTTTTTGATGGTGCTGGCATCAAAATCAGAACCGAGATTAACGGTCACGTAGCCACGCTTCATTGCGTCGCCCGGGAAGTTCTTGCCACTCCCCACCTGGCGAACCATGTCCGGCTGCGAAGTGGTCGGATAAGGGCGCACATAGATCCCCTTCACCTTGTCTGCGGTATCACCATCTGCCAGCGGCACGAAAAAACCGTCATCATCGTATTTACCAGCCAGCCCATAGGCAGCGAAGGCGTTATCGGATTTAAGGACCACCGGTTCGACGGTTAAGTCCTGCGGGCGAGAGATAGCCCCGGCAATGCCAACAGGCATCCGGTACAGATATGCAGTCATTGGATTATCCTTTGCGGTTAGACCAGAATTCGGCGTTTTGTTTGTTCAGGGAAGCGATGCTGGTCATGCCCATATTTTGGCGCTGTGCATCGCCGGTGGTGGCGCGGGTGTTTCGCCCTTTGGCAATCTCAGACACGGCATTAAACGCCATGTCGACCGATTGTTTCGGCAATTTGCGGATATCCGCATCACCGACGATCTGGCGAACCAGCGTTTTATCTGCGGAAGCCAGAACCTCGCGTTTGAACGCGGTCGGTTTCATCTTACGGCTCAGATCGATACCCGGAACGATAACTTCGGCACGCCAGGCTGAGTCACCAGTAATCGTGGTTTCCTCTTCATCGTCCTCGCCGTCACCGGTCGGATTATCGTCAGGCTTATTGTCGTTATCGCCCGTCGCATTTCCTTCCAGCTTAGCCAGCAGGGCTTTCAGTAATGTTTTGAGGTCATCATCACTGTCGCCGGTTGGACCTCCACCCATCTCTGGTGCTTTGTCCGGTAGTGGTTGCTGCGGGGACAGGTTGATGTTGAGATTAACGCCCTGCGGCAAATCCCCCTCATCTCCTGTAACCGATGCGGGAGCCGACTCCACCAGTTCGTTCATGGTGTCGGCATCTCCTGTCTTGATGGCTGCACGCATGCGGTTCCACCAGTTTTTCTTTTGATTTGCCATTGTGTCTCTGTCTCCAATTGCACAACGATTTCCGGCTCTGCCTTTGGGGACAAGAGCCACATGGTTTCCGGTAATATCGACCTGCTCGGCTTTACCTGGCTCGGTCTGCTCGTACTCCGCGTCATAGCCGCACGACACTTCACGCAGGCCATCTTCGATAAGCTGAATGGCGTTTTCGTCTTTGACGATAAGGTCAGCCAGCATCAAATCAGACTGCTCACCCGTCCCGCGCCGGACATTCTGGAGGTGCCCGACCGCAAGCTCTTTCCAGTTCTCGGGATTTACCAGCCGCACATTCCCGTTTTCATCTTCAGGATGCAGGATCGTGATGCTCATCCCTTCGAATGAGGCGAGCGTGGCCGGATGGAATACCTGCTCAGGAGAACGCGTTACGACTATCTCACCGAGCTTGTCGGGTTTGAGGTTTGGCAGATCGGCAGCGCCGTAGAGCTGCTTACCCGTTCGACCTATCGGCACGTCTTTGCACAGCAGCGAGCCGTCAGCCAGCTGATAGCGGGTTTCCCCCAGCCGGGTATTGAAAAAATATTTCATGGTTTACCTGCGATTCAGGCGAGATAAGAATGAGGGTTGGGAAAAACGATTTCTTTATAACAGCGACAATTCGGGAGCTCGCCAGCGTGACCGGTCATGCCATCAAGCGTTGGAGGTTTGCCCCATTCGACAAACTTACCTTCCATCTCCCGATGAGAATGCCGGACGTCGCCATCTTCGGCTGTACGCCAGATATAACCATTCGAGCCGATTGACAGCGCACGCGCCTGATCCAGCGCGCCGGTTGCACGTCCAAGCTCGGTACGGGCGATAAGGTTCGCTCGTGAGCGTGACACGTCACCGGACGCTGCTATCTCTTTCGCGAATGGTTCAGCGCGGCCACCAGACACAACGGCCTCGATGGCCTTGTTCTGAATGTCATACACCCGATCGGCGGCCTCAAGAGGCAGTGACTTGATGTACTTAATTTGCTCGGCGACGATGGATTTCATCACCTGGCCTACCGGGGCGCGGTCGACCATGTTGCGCAGCTCTGCGCTGATGTTCCTGCTGTGCTGACGCCACTGCTTTTCATTCTGGCGTGCAATGTCGGCGGTAAAGTTCTCAGCAACCTTCGTCGCCCAGGGGGTGATGATTTCGCTGTAGCGCTCCAGCGCATCCATTATTTCGGTAACGCTATCATTTGAACCATCGTAGCGCCCATTTACGATATCCCCGACCGCCCGCGCTATCTGCCGTAGGCTCGTTCGATATCGGATTTCCGCCTGGCGACTCTGGCGGTTTGTCGCCAAGTTCGCCGATGCCTGGCGGCGCTTCGTCTTCGGCATTCTCTATGTCCTCGTCGGTAATGGATGCCCCGATGCCGGTGACGTCAGAGTTTTCGCGCAGGTCGGTCATTGCCGCCTTACGCGTCATCAATCCGTCGCCCAGCGCGGTGCTGATCGCGTTGGTGGTGTTTACGGCCACCGTTGAGCGGTCAACGTCAGACATTTGCCATAGCGGGTTAAACTCAAACGTGAAATCGTCCGGCAGCGGCTTACCGAGTTCCGAGCGGTGCATAATGTCCAGTATCCGACGCATCGGCATCCGTAAGCGGCGTTCCTGCAACGAGCTCACCCGGTCGTAATAGTTGGCAAGGTCTGCATCGCCGGTAGAAAATCCCTTCGGGGACTGCCCGAAAAGGCGCACCAGCGGAATACCAACAGCGCCACTAATCTGTTCTGCAAACTGCGAAAGGATGTCATCCAGACCACTGAAGCTGTACTGATGCGTTTCAAACTTATCCCGCGAGTCCATGAGCGTCATGCCTTCATTGCTCTGGAACTGTCGAATCAGGTCGATATTCTTCAGCAACGCTTCATACGCAGGACCACCAAGTGCGATAAGCTCGCGTAGCTTCTCCACGCTGTAGGTACGCAAATGCGCCTTGTAGACCAGCTGCGCCGCGCCGACAGTAGCGCTGTCGAACGCAGTAAGCCGATCCCAGATACGCTCTACAACCGACATTCCCCATTCGTTTTCGGTCATCTTCTGCTGGAATGGCAGCGTGACGCCATCGAAGCGAATCAGGCGGCTGTGATGGATGCGCCAGGCCGGGATGCCCGTTGCAGTGGTCACCACGTCGTAAAACTCAGGTTTACCCAGGTCCGGCCCCATATCTTTAATGCGGCGGGTCAGCACCGGGTTAATCATCCAGCGGTCGAGCGGGAGAATGCCCTTAAACTTGCCTTCTCCAATGGTTTCGAGCCGCAGCGGGGTCATTGGTGCCTGCCCCTCGATCATGATGAAGCCGACCGCGCCGCCGTAGAGGCGCGACCATTTCAGCACGTCGTTCAGCGCATCCCAGATCTGCAACTCATCCAGCTGCGCTTCCAGGGTGCCACGGTCTTTGGCGTCAATCTCCGAAGTGATGCGAATGCCTTTCCGGGTCATATCGTCCGGGATAGCGTCGACCGCTTCGCCGATGATCCAGGACGAACGATAGGACCATTCCACCAGCATGCGGTTGCGGCTGGTGAAGTTAGCCCGGTAGGTCGATGCTGAGTGCTGGTTAGGCGTCTGCATCCCTACGCGGGCAATAAAGTTCTCATAGCCATCAGCGGTGGCCTGCGCAGTTCGCCGCAGGGCTTGTTTGTTTCGTGCCATCAGGCCTGTCTCCCTAGCAGCTCCCAGATGTTCAGGGCTGAATTCATTGGGGCATAGTTGATCATCACCGAGTCGGCAAGGTTTGGCGATCGGGTTCCATCAGGCTGTTTATCAATAACGATTTTTCCCACACCATTAATGGAATAGGTCGGCTGCGAAAGCTCGATGATGAGTTTATCTTTGAGTGCCATGCTACTGCTGATTGAGATGATTTCGTCCGGGTTGTAAGCCATACCTTCAACCACGGCGCGCCAGGTATTCTGAAAAAGTTTACGTAACCGCCACCAGCTCTGGGCTTTGGCGTTAGCGAAGAAGTCCTTGTTCAGACGTGCGGCTTGCCCGTTGTCACCGCGCACCGCTTCGTCGTCCGGATCAAACACCGCGCCGCTACCGCGAAACGGTGTAGCGAGTATTGACGGTAGACGCGCAGCGTTACGCTGTTCGTTGATAGCGCGTGCATCGCCGCGAACGCCAGCGCCCAGCCCGTCCTCATCAAAGCGAAACTCTTCGAGGTTGTCCTGTTCGCAAAAACCGAAGACCTTCTCGACGGACTGATAAATGTCGCTGCCCACACCGGACCATTCCCGCACATTCTCCAGGAGGAAGCCATGACGGGTGGAAAAGGCATTTTTGTCCCTGCCTTCGTCGGCGACATCCATCGCGCCAAGTCGTTTGCCTGTTGGCTGGATCCCCAGTTTGATATGTGCATCAACGGCAGCCTGTACCCATTCGGATGGAATCAGGACGCCTTCCGCTGATGCGCTGTAGTTCAGGTCAAGTTCCTGTGCCACCACCACCGGATTGTCGATTTTCTCGCATTCCCTGCGATACCACTCTTCATCCTTGCGAGGATCATCCCGCCAGTGGAATGTGAATACCGGTATCTTCCCGCCATGACGCTTCTGAGCGAACGGGTTCGCCATGCCGTTAACTGAACTCAGGTCAATACGGCAACGCGTCGTTTGTGACAACGCCGCATCAATCAGCAGAGGACGCTGAAGGAATGCAGCCTCATCAACCAGATAAAGCGTGGTACGGTCACCACGGCCAATATTATCGCCAGCCTCACCTTTGATAACGGCACCAGTTTCAGGAAACTCAACGCGCATGTATGGTGCGTGCTTCTTTTCGTCCCACGAACCTCGAAACTCTACAGGTAGTGTTTCCACGAACTTGCGCGCCTTCCAGAACAATGCTTTCGGGTCACCGGTGCTGTCGACGTATTCCTCTTTACGGGAGCCGAAACCGATAACCATTTCTTTGTTGAAGAGACAAAGCGAGCAGGCCAGTCCGATCGCGGTCCAACTGAGCCCCATTTCACGGGATTTTTCGGTAATACCATTCTCCCGATTACCCCAGCGTTCCATAATCCAGTGGATCCACTCCTCCTGCTTAGGGAAGAGTAAAAACGGAATGGTCACCGGCAGGCCATAATCAATATTACGCGGGTCCGTTGTCATGCCCCAGTCGATGATGAACTGAGCCGGATTGGTTCGGTAAAACTGTTTTAGTGCAGGCAATATTTCAGGATTCTGGCGAATGCGCTGTAGGCGTTCCATCCGCCATTCAAAAACCATCTGGTAATCAGGATGTTTAAAATCGAAGGGGAATGGTAACGGCATACTTAGCCCATCATTTTTCTATACGCCTCTGCAGCCTGCTCCGGCGTTAAGTTGGTAATTTCTGTTCTGACTGGTCCTCCGTCAGCACCAGTCACTTCATTTTTGACATTGTCTTTAAACGCCTGAACAGAAACATGACGCCCGAGCAATTCAAGGTTTTTAACCTTATCAGGCCATTTGATTTTCTTCAGAAGTGCGGCGCTATCTGCGGATGCCATCTCCACGACATCCATTCCTGATAGCGTTGTGCGCCATACCTTAGGCCAGTCTTTAATGGGCTTTAGCTCACCGTTTTGCAGGAGAATGTCGAGCACATCCATCTGGTCGATTTCAATAAGGCGATTAAGTACATATTCTGCATTAATACCAATAAGATCATTGCGTTGCGCTTTCAGTTCGGCGATTCTTAACTTGATGTCAGGTTTTGACAGGTTTTCGGATGCGGTACGGTTAGCTGTCTTTGCGCTGTACCCCGCCCGAATAGCCGCTTGTGTGGCGTTTAAATCGATGAGGTACTCGCGACAGAACATTTCTTGCTTGTCGGTGAGTGCCATAGTTTTCTCTAGAGGATTTCTTTAATGAACTCAAAGCAAATTTTTTACCGAAATACAGGTCATGATAATGAAACTTATATATTCCTGGACAAATTGGACAATGGCTCCTACCAAGTCAGGGCTGGTCATTCGTCGCCTGTGAGCCATTTTGAATGGGAGGGTGATGAAACCATTCAGACAGTGGAAGAGTTTCTAGGTTCTAACCCATCATATACTGAACGTGTTCATCAACTAATTTCTGAGTTTGAAGCAGAATCGTAATCACCACCCAAGCGACTCAACTGATATCTAGTTCATCATTACTAGGACTAAAAGTAGATTCCTGACATTGAGAATCTCTTTATCCGCTTGTGGGGATATCAGTTAAGTTATCCCGTGTAGGGTATAAGCCATTGTCGAGACCACTCATTGAATGGTCTCTGCAATAACCGATGTCTTTCCATCAGTCCGCCACCACAAAGAATCTTTTTTGCCATAAGGCTGGAGGTTCATCTTTCAGTGGCTGCCAGTGTTATTTCCCCACTTACTGGCTTGGGTTGTTTCGCTGTACTGCCGCAACTGGTGGTGCACAGATTTAGTTAAATCTGTTCTCGCCTGAACTATCTTTTACATACCCGGATTGTGGGGATGTAAATCACGGTTTCATTATCAAGCCCACCCGTAGATGGGCTTTGGAATGGTCACTTTGGCAGTCCGGGGATCGATATTTGCGCCTGCTGCTCAAGCCTTTCGATTCTTGCTATGAGTTGCGGTTTTTTGATCCTGCCCCAGCGGTTCAGCAAGCGTCCTGACATACTGGCAACATCCTTTTCCTTCATGAACTCCAGCATTAACTCGTTGTGCTCTCTTTGGTATGAGTGAGCCATCTCCATCAGCCTGTCACGCATCCAATTAAATGCTTTGATAAACGCCTCTTTGATGGCGGCAGCTTTTTTGCCGGTAAACGACATGATGATGTACATCGCGCCGTCTTTGGAAATTTCATATTCAACATACTGATTACCCTTGTGTTCATAGGTAACCCGCGAAAAGTTGCTGGTTAGAAATTAATCCGAACAGTCTAGCTTTTCGATTTTCTGAATGATGTGGTGATGCTGCTTGTCGAAGTAAGCTGCTACCTTGCGGGAGGTTGTGATCACGCGATCACCAGAAACAACCACCATGTCCCGGAAATCGAGATTAGCCAATTGATGATTCATAGCGTCTTTACCTTTTAGAAAGTGAGCCTGTCTCACAGAAAAGCCGCCCGAGAGAGGTCGCCACCTATAACGGCATTTCTCAGGCTCGCTTACTGAAAGGCTCTCGTTAATATGCGCGTGAGATGCGCTGTGAAATTCAGATATAAAAAGCCCCGCGAATGCGAGGCTAAATCCTGGTATTTGTAATGAACTGGCTCTTATCTCAACGCAGCCCCTTACTGCGCGCCAGATGCTCAATATCAAGCATCAGCAATGAGATGTTTAATCTGGATTTACTCCAGAAGTGATCACCACCCTGTCTACAGAGCCAGATGTGAAGGATGATGAGTAAAATTATCGCTATCATCGAAGGCATTGCGTCCTGATGTATTCCTGAAGCGTTCTCAGTGCTGTTTGGTCGCGGATAATTCCGTCCCGGATATCGAGAACGTTTCGTCCAGCAACTGGAGAGAGTTCGACGGTGGCATCATTGCCCATGCCGGAGGCGCTGGAGGTTTCGTCTGAGGATGGCACAGGGCATTTTCCTTTGACGAGCACCCTGCCACCATTATCAAGCTTCCGCAGAAGAGCATCATTTTCAGCTTTCGCATCAGCTAACTCCTTCGTGTATTTAGCATCAAGTGCATCAGCAGTACGCTGGCGCTGCTGCATGTCAGTAATGGTGGCGGTCGCCTGCTTCAGTTCACTGACTTTTTTATCGCGCTGCTCTTTGTAGGTCATGGCGTTATCACGGTAATGATTAACCGCCCATGACAGGCAGACGATGATGCAGATAACCAGAGCGGAGATAATCGCGGTGACTCTGCTCATACATCAATCTCTCTGACCGTTCCGCCAGCCTCTTTGAATTTTGCAATCAGGCTGTCAGCCTTATGCTCGAACTGACCATAACCAGCGCCAGGCAGTGAAGCCCAGATATTGCTGCAACGGTCGATAGCCTGACGAATATCACCGCGATCAATCATCGGTAAAGCGCCACGCTCTTTAATCTGTTGCAGTGCCACAGCGTCCTGACTTTTCGGAGAGAAATCTTTCAGTCCAAGCTGTTTACGGTAAGCATCCCACCAACGGGAAAGAAGCTGATAGCGACCGGCTGCTGTTGATTTGAGTTTTGGGTTTAGCGTGACAAGTTTGCGAGGGTGATCGGAGTAATCAGTGAATAGCTCTCCGCCAACAATGACGTCATAACCATGATTTCTGGTTTTTTGACGTCCGTTATCAGTTCCCTCTGACCACGCCAGCATATCGAGGAACGCCTTACGTTGATTATTGATTTCCACCATCTTCTACTCCGGCTTTTTTAGCAGCGAAGCGTTTGATAAGCGAACCAATCGAGTCAGTACCGATGTAGCCGATGAACACGCTCGTTATATAAGCGAGATTGCTACTTAGTCCGGCGAAGTCGAGAAGGTCACGAATGAACCAGGCGATAATGGCGCACATCGTTGCGTCGATTACTGTTTTTGTAAACGCACCGCCATTATATCTGCCGCGAAGGTACGCCATTGCAAACGCAAGGATTGCCCCGATGCCTTGTTCCTTTGCCGCGAGAATGGCGGCTAACAGGTCATGTTTTTCTGGCATCTTCATGTCTTACCCCCAATAAGGGGATTTGCTCTATTTAATTAGGAATAAGGTCGATTACTGATAGAACAAATCCAGGCTACTGTGTTTAGTAATCAGATTTGTTCGTGACCGATATGCACGGGCAAAACGGCAGGAGGTTGTTAGCGCAGCCTCCTGCCACCGCTTTCACGAAGGTCATATGTAGAAGGCCGCAGCATAACTATCACTGATGAGTTCAGGATAGCCAGTGGCTACGGCTCAGTTTGGATTGTGGCGACCGGTGCTGATCTCCGGTTTGCTGCAACTGCCTACAGCGGGCTACGTGGCCACACCGAATCCAGCGAAAGATTCTTGCCCTTACACATCAGCCTGTGCATTCACCACAACGGAAAGAGCACTGGCTAACCAGGCTCGCCGACTCTTCACGATTATCGACTCAATGCTCTTACCTGTTGTGCAAACAAAAAAAGCCACCGTTGCAACTTAAGAGTCACTAACGGCAGCTTATGCGAATAGTGTTGCTCATTTGCTCAATGATGTCAACACGTTCTATGCTACATGTTTAATTTTCTCTACACGTTTCCGGGTTTTAAACGCACTATCCAGAACCGGGTAAATCATAAACAACGAAGCATTGAGGATTTCGTCAACTTCCCGGCGACAGGTTGCGAGCGATGGTTTTTGAATACGCCCGCCGCCCCGGCATAACATCTTGCGAGGTCTTGCGACACGATGATAGTAAGATGCAATGGCATGCTTGGAAGATCCATGAGCGTAGTAGCTGAGGAGGATGCCAAAGGCTTTCTTGTCAATGTACATGACGGAATCGACGACCTGAGAAATCAACATTCCATCATCATCATTACACATTGGCCTTGTCATAACTCTTCCCGGCTCTACGCTCTCCATAAACTTCGCTATTACGCTGCTCATGCGCTTTTCCAGGCGACCTGAATAAACCCATGCGCCCCACAGTTCAAGCCAGCCATTCAGCCACTCATGCTGTTCTTTGGTGAGGTTTAGTTCTCTTATGCCCACGCGCCTTCTCCCTGTACTTGAATCAATGTGAGGTTTCCGCAGAACACTGCGCCGGTATCGATATACATCTGGTTGGCAAACTTGAGTGGTTTCACTGCTGGCGTATGACCAAAGATGAACGTGTCCGCGCCTTTTATTTCTTTCACGATCCCGTCTTGTGAGTTGCTGATTCGTTCGCGGTTCCAAATTAACTGCTGATGATCAACAGGCTTTCCAAACTCGTATTCGTCACAAGGATAATCGGCGTGGCAGATGACATATTTTTTATCTTTGCTCACCAGTTCGATGATTAACGGAAGTTCATCTGCTTTATGGGCAAGAGCTTTAGCCAGAATTTCTTTGTCGTAATCGAGATTAAAGAACCAGCCACCGCCATTAAGTAGCCAGTGATTGACGTTTCCACGCTCTGATAAGCCATCAATCATCATTTGCTCATGGTTTCCACGTACAGCTCTGAACCAGGGGAATGTGATTAATTCCAGGCATTCGACGTTCTCTGCACCGCGATCGACCAAATCGCCAACCGAGATAAGCAGGTCTTTTTGGGTGTCGAATCCAATCGCATCCAGTTTGTTCATCAGGTTCGTGTAGCATCCGTGCAGGTCGCCAACTACCCAAATATTTCGGTATTTGCTGCCATCAATTCTTTCGTAATAGCGCATCTCTTTCACTCCATCCGCGATGAACCATGAGAACGTCGTTGACGATGGCGTGCATTTTCCCGTCTTTATCATCAACGTATTTTCTGACCGTACCGCGACTACATTTCAGTCTGCGTGCCACTTCTGTCTGGTTTCCGTATGCTTCAACGAGCATGTCTGGAATGGTTTTTACTGAGAACGTCATGCGGCCTCACTTCTGCTATTTCGCAGGTCTTTGAGTTTCTGTTGGTACTCTGCCTTGATCGCCTTGCACTCTTCGACAGTCCAGCGATGGCGGTTATGGTTTGATTCGATTTCGTCTACTGCTTCCTGCCCGATTCGGTTAATCAGTTCGACGCGATACGGAACGAGATTTCCGCTTTTATGCTGGTTACACACCACGCATTGCTTGTGAATATTGCGTTCATCAAATCGGAGTTGAGGTGCCGCAGCAGTTGTCCGGTAATGTCCGGCATCCCACTGAGCAGACGTGAGCGTTCCGCACGAGATACATGGTAAGTCGCGGTCTCTTTCTCTGATGAAGACGTTTACGGCTTGTTGGGCTTGTTTAATCCAGTAACTGCGTGGCTTTAAGGCGAGTTTTCGAATCTTAAGTTTATCTTTCTGTTTCTGCTCCTCTCGTCGTCGTTTCTTCTCTGCTGCTTTTTCCGCTTTTTCGCGTTCTTTACTTCGTCGTTCGAGTGCTATCTTGGTTCCACACTCTGGAGAGCACCACCACTGATTAGCGAATGCAGGGTGAAACCATTCCCGACATTCATCGTTTTTACATCGTCTTCGCGCTGGTTTAGCCATCGTCTTCTTCCTCGTACATTGAGCTATTCGGATCGCTCATCAGTTCTGCGCAGCAGTGCTCACACACATGAACTTCCAGCACATGCAGCTTCTGACTGCAGTTAGCGCACGTTAAAGCCCGCTCGACGCTTTCTTTCTGGTATTGAATGGATTGGGATGGGCTAAGCATTATTGGCGTCCTGCATCATGAGAAAGACAATCATGGCGGCACGGAGGGATTGTCATATGCGACACAAACATTCGGTCCGGCATCATCAAACAAGTCCCTTGCGTTGTCTGTGGCGCACGGCATTGAGGGATTGTCTAAAATTATGCTGATGTTGTTTTCAGTGATAATCGGCCATGCGTCTGCTGGGTTTGCGCATGGGTTAAAGGATCCGCGCTCAACCTCTACTTCAACTGCGTCTCCGTTTACAATGTCTCCCTCAAATGAGATAAACACCATCGCGCCATTCTCACCTTCTTTGTAATCCGGTGATCCGTTATGAATGGCTTCGAATACCGCCACGTTAATTTCAAAATCACTTAACTGTGAATAATCCATTGTCATTTCCTCGCACGATGTCTTAGCCACCGGATATCCCACAGGTGAGCCGTGTAGTTGAAGGTTTTTACGTCAGATTCTTTTGGGATTGGCTTGCGTTTATTTCTGGATCGTTTCGTTGGAAGGTATTTGCAGTTTTCGCAGATGATGTCGGTGATGCTTCGTCGCTGTCGCCTCATGCAGCCCTCCTGACGCCCTGCCCGATCGCCATCAATGCCGATTTGGATACGGTAGTAAACATCCGTCGAGGACTGATGAACGGTCGCCAAATCAGTAGCATTGAGCCTTTGCTGTTTCCCTTCTTCTCCAGCCCTGTCGATGGTTCGATAAAATTAATCCGTCCATCAGTGATGATGCGAACTTCGTCAACACTCTCCAGAGCCTTGCTGAACCATCCGACAGACATATCCTCTGGCACAAGCATCACTACCGTCTGTCGCTGTTGTATGCACTGCTCAGCGGCTTTTTCCACCCACGGCCTGATATTGCTGTACGGTGGGTTATTCCAGATTGCACCGTGACTTACCCACTCAGAATTGAGCGCGTCGTCGGCCTCAGTTAGCCAGTGAGCGCACAGAGCATTTTTGTCGCTCGCAGCCGAATCCAGCCAGAATCCAAACTCAATATCCAGTGCATCAAAAAGCCAAAGCGGCGTTTGCCAGCAGTCCTTGTCGTGTGCCGGCGTATTTGATTTGATAGTCATGCAGCCCGATCTCCCCATCGCGCTTTCCATTCGAGAGCCAGTCGCGCTTCGTCTGACCACTTAACGCCACGCTCTGTACCGAATGCCTGTATAAGCTCTAATAGCTCCGCAAATTCGCCTACACGCATCCTGCTGGTTGACTGGCCTATTACCACAAAGCCATTCCCGGCAAGGTTAGGAACAACGTCCTGCTGCTTTAATGCTGCGGTAAACACACACTTCCAGCTTTCTGCATCCAGCCAGCGCCCATGCCATTCAACCTGACGAGAGACGTCACCAAGGCAAGCCCAAAGCTTCCTGTTTTGGTCTAAGCTGCGGTTGCGCTGCTTAAACTCGACAATGATGTCTAAATCGCATGTCCTAAGATACTGAATGGCGTTATATCTTATAGATTCATTAGTAAGGTGATATTTGACACATTTCATTTTAATACCTCGCAAATTCGCCGAAACATTCATCCGCTTTATTTGCATATACTTTATGAGCTTCCTTTGGGTCATCGTAAAACCCAAGATTAACTTTCCTCTTGTTGATTACGATTTGCGCCCTCCATTTTCTTGATTTCTTATCCCATGAAACGCCTTTATATCCTGATTTGTTATTTGCCTTTTTGTTTACGTTTTGGATGTTTTGAGATCGAGTTGCCAATCTAAGATTTGCTATACGATTGTCATCCCTAACGAGATTTATGTGGTCGATATCACTTTTTGGTAGACTGCCATTCATATAGAGCCACGCCAGCCTGTGTGCCTTATAAAGTTTTCCATCGACTTTTATTACCCAGTAGCCTTCGCTACTCTTATGCCCTGCGATATCCCCAGCATTCATTCTCTGGCATTTCTTTACTTTCCATGTGAATTTCCCTGTTAACTCATCGTAGAGAAGGACTTCTTTAAGTCTCTGCTGAGTTATTTGATTGATTGGTTTGGTTGGGTCTGGAAGGATTTGCTGTACTGCGTGAATAGCGTTTTGCTGATGTGCTGGAGATCGAATTTCAAAGGTTAGTTTTTTCATGACTTCCCTCTCTAACAGATTTCAGGTTATTCCACTCCGTTACCGCACTGCGATAATTCGCGGCCGCCACAGCAGCGTGGTTAGCGCAGTAGATTTGGCACCCGTTCTCCATGTCGAATATTGTCGGTGATTTTCCGCATTTACATTTTTTGGCACGCGGTGCGTCTGAACACATTCCGTTAACGGTGTCCATCAGGATCCCCCTCGTTCTTAATCCAATAAAAAAGGGCTACTGTGTAAATAGCCCCTGTTATTAGCTCAGTGATGTAGATGGTCATCAGAATCCTCCTTTCTTCTTGGACTGCGGTTCCTCGCGTTCACGGCGGCGCATTTCAGCAGACTGTTGGTCTGTGTCATAAATAGCGCCATTTGCCTGAATGCAATACACCGTGCCGGTATTGCCATGACGATTGAGACGAAGGATTAGTTCAGTTTCACCAGGTGGAACACTGTCATCAAAAGCGCCTTCACGATGGATCCCCACCCAATAATCGCAATCCTGTTCAATCTGCCCTGTATCTCGCGAGTCACTTGGTAATGGGCGTTTATTGGTTCGGCTTTCCAGTGCGCGGTTAAGCTGTGTCAGAAGCACAACAACGCAATCAAGCTCTTTGGCAAGGTTCTTCAGTCCTTTGGTGATCATGCCGTAAGCAAGGTCGTTGCGATCGGCCTTCTCAGCAGTCATTAGTGTCAGGTAATCGACCAGAATCATGCCAACACATCCTTTTTCTCGCTTGATTCGACGGCTTTCGCTAACGATTTGAGCCAGAGATAATCCCGGCGTGTCGTCGATGTATAGCAGGTCGATTTCACTCAAACGATTAGCTGTTTCGATCGCCCTGTTGAAGTCACCATCGTAATCACCCTGATAGCCGTCATCAGCGTCATTTGTCGCCGGAAGGTAAAAAATATTCGGGTTAACACCTGACTTCTGTCCCACCAGTTTTTCCAGTATCTGGTCACCTGGCATTTCAAGGCTGAACATCAGAGCGGGCTTTTTCTCATGCACTGCGCAGTTGATTGCCATCTGGCTGTATAGCGTCGTTTTCCCCATCTTAGGGCGAGCGCCAATGACAAACAGAGAGCCTTTCACCAGACCTTTCGGTGACAGCATCCTGTCCAGCGATGGGATCCCTGTGCTCATTCCTCGTTGTTCGCCTGACGGGTCAAATCGCTTCTCAAGGTCGCTAACCCAGTCTTCCATGACCTCACCAAATGAGCGAAGGCCGCGACGCGATCCGGTTTTTGCATGGTCTGTCAGTTGCGTGAAAATCGCCTGAATAGCTTCGTACTTCTGCGTTGCAGTCATTCCGTTGCGGGAATATAGCAATTCCGTCGCTTCAGTCATGCGGTTGATGGCGTAGCGTTCCATTGCGGTTTCGCGAACCTGCATTGCATAGGCAACGATGTTTGCGGCGCTTGGCGTGTTCTTTGCGATCTCAGCGATATAAGCAAAACCGCCAACAGACGCCGTTAACGATTTACGCTCCAGTTCATCGAAAAGCGTCAGGCCATCTACTGGCTTTTGCTCCCGGTGCATTCTGGTTATTTCTTCGAAAATGATTTTGTGTGGTCGGCTGTAAAATGAATCAGGCTTCAGCATCGCCAGAACTTTCTGGACGCGCTCACTGCTGTCATCATCCAGAAGCAATCCACCAATCACCGCCTGCTCTGCCTCGATGCTATGGGGCGGCGCATAAAAATTATCGGTCATCGTGTTCACCCTCACGAACTTTCAGGTAGGTATTATCGTTAAGCAGGAAATCAAATCCCTTTTTGTGCCAGACGGTTCCGCGCTGATGGTTTGGGCGCTCTTCGAACATCCATCGGCAATTTTCGCCTACGTAGCTCAAATAATTTCTCCAGTCCTGCATCGTGAACCCATGCCCGTCAAGCTGGCGGGTTATCACTCCGGCTTTGCGCCAGAACGTTCGGATCTGGTTTTTACGCTTGTCATTCAGTGCGCGGATTCTTGGCGCTTCAGGAAGGATTTCGTGGTAAGCATCGACAACATCCTGACAGCTAACGGAAGGTTTTTTCTTGTCAGACTTTTTGTCTGCTGTGGCACTCTCTAATACGTCAGTATTAGAGATATTATTTATATTATTGTTTATGGACAACCGTTGGACAACCGTTGGATAATCTCCGCTGAGAGCCGCGCCATTACTGCTGTTTGCGTTGGACAACCGTTGGACAACCGTTGGACAATTTTTTGCCTGAAAATCGTCATATTTAACGATTGTAAACAGGCTAAATTTCTTCCCCATCGAGCAAATATTAAGCATTCCTTTCGACTCAAAAGTCCGCAATAAGCTCCGAACTTTGTTGTCGGGGATGAATGTTTCTCTGACCAGCGACGGGCGTCCAGTTATCATCTGACCGCGATCAACAGTTATCGGACCGATATCCGTATTGACGACAGTAGATTCGTGATTAGCCTTGAGGATTAAGTGAAGCCAAAGATGTACTGCCTGAGAGTCCTTATAGAGCCTGCTGTCCATAAACTGGCGGTGTATAGAGACATACCCCATACTGGATGCCTCCTGATGTTGTACAGGGTTATGCCTGTAATCAGCTAACTTAACGACGCCCATGTTTCACTCCTGCTTTGGCTAGTCTGTAAACACCAACAAGGCGCTCTGCGAACGCCCTGTTATTTGCTGCGGCTACCACTAATCCCTCAGGTGAATCAGGGTGTCGAATCTCTTCTTTTTCCTGGTATTTCTTACGACGTTTTGTCATAATTACTCCTGTGGATTGATCCAGTCTTTCTACATCAGGCCTCGAAGAATTCGCCGTTCTTCGGGGCTTTTTCTTTTGTCAGGTAATCGGCAAGCCGCTTAGTCAGCTCAGCCATTTCATCGTCTTCGATTCCGTATTCCAGAACAGCCAGCATCATGCTTACCTGCGAGAAGAAACCATTCTTCCATCGGCTTACCTGATATTCAGGAACCCCCATCGCTCGAGCGAATGTCTTCTGCCCCATCAGTGCCAGTTTGTTCAGCAAGGCTGACTCGATGCGAGCCGCTTTCTTGCTTTTAGTTGCAATAGTACCCATAGATAATTTCCTTAATGATTAGATAGAGTTGGCTTCGCAAAGAAACGCAAAACCATAGAGATTTGTTTCTGGTAATGCCCTTTTTCAGGGCTGGAATGTGTAAGAGCGGGGTTATTTATGCTGCTGATGCTCTACGCGATACGAACACCAGGTTTTCCTTTTTCACGGGTTTATAAGCCGTGAAATTACGAGTAGCTTCTTCGATTGCATTCGCTTTATCAGGGGAAGCTCTTCGAAATCCATATGCAATCTGGTCAAGATAGCCAACTGAAGTTTTCGCTAATGCGGCGAGTCGCTTCCATTCCTCACTAGAAGCCTCTTTTCGCCAGCGTAGTAGTTCATTACTCATTAGTGCCTCCGTTTATCATACAGAATAACTTTACCATTTTGATAAATCAACTGCAATGTAAATTTATCATATTGCGTATTTATCCATTTGCTAAATAGAGGGAGAATTGTGAGATGGAAAACAAAGATATTCGCAAATCGAATCTGGCGTTTTTGCTAGATGAGCATAAAAAAATCGCGGGTAACACTAATGCAAGCTTTGCCGATAAGCTTGGGGTTAGCCCTTCTCAACTCACGCAAGTCTCCGGTGAAAAAAGCACTCGAAACATAGGGGATAAACTAGCAAGAAAATTTGAAGCTGCACTTGGGTTACCTAATGGGTGGCTTGATTTGGTACATGATGTAACACCAATTGCATCATGCTCAGATTCTTTAACTTTTGTAGGTCAGGTAAGAAAAGGGTTAGTGCGCGTGGTTGGTGAGGCAATTCTTGGTGTTGATGGTGCCATCGAGATGACCGAAGAGCGCGATGGGTGGCTCAAAATTTATAGCGATGATCCAGATGCCTTTGGTCTTCGTGTGAAAGGAGACAGCATGTGGCCCAGAATAAAATCAGGAGAATATGTACTCATTGAGCCTAACACCAAAGTATTCCCGGGTGATGAGGTGTTTGTCAGAACCGTTGAAGGACACAACATGATTAAGGTTCTTGGCTATGACAGAGATGGAGAATACCAATTTACAAGCATTAACCAGGACCACAGGCCAATAACGTTGCCTTATCATCAAGTAGCAAAGGTGGAGTATGTGGCTGGTATTCTGAAGCAATCTCGCCATCTGGATGACATCGAGGCAAGGGAGTGGCTGAAAAATTCGTGACTTCATCGTCACATAGCTGGTAGCCAGTGGCCTGAAGAGACGTTTGGGTAATTCCAATTGTGATTTATGAACAGTCAATTCCGCCAGATTGGTGATGATGACAAGCCGCTATGGCTTAGCTTCAACATGAATACATTCATCGTAACCACAGCAGGGAGTTTAACGAATGAATTCTATTGAAAATCATGATGTTTATGTGTATACAGGCGATATTCATCGTGATGGTTATCTTGATCTCACCAATGAAATCAAGAAACGTAAGTCACAACATGGATTAAAAGAGAATGTTATCTTCTGTGTTGCTACTTATGGCGGTGATCCAAATGCAGGTTATCGTATAGGTAGAGCTCTACAGCACCATTATGAAACGGTAACACTTTTAGTTGTTGGACCATGCAAAAGTGCTGGTACACTAATAGCTATAGCAGCCAATAAACTTGTTATTGGTGACATGGGGGAGCTTGGGCCATTAGATATCCAACTGAAAAAAAACGATGAAATAGGTGAGATGAGTTCTGGTTTAGCTATCATGACAGCTCTTGATGCTCTAAAGGAACGCTCTATTTCAGCGTTTAACTCACACCTTGTTAAGATAAGATACGAAAATCAGATAAGTACCAAAATGTCTGCTGATATCGCGACCAGACTTACAGAAGCGTTGATAGCACCTATGGCCGCACAGATAGATCCAATAAAGCTTGGTGAACATCAGCGCGCAATGAGTATAGCTATCACTTATGGCCAACGATTAGCAGACAAACCAAGCAGCCTAAAAGAAGGGGCGTTAGGCAAACTAATAGCCTCATATCCTTCACATGGATTTGTTATCGACAGAAAAGAAGCCAAGGAACTTTTCAAGTGTGTTGAGCATCCTAAAGGTATAACAGAAATACTCTATAATCTTTTCTGTGACAAAATTCATAATGGTGACATTCCAACATTTGGAAAGCCGAGGGTTATTGATTGTACAACGTATCTACAAAAAGAGGAAAAAGCTAATGCCGAAGAATCTGCAACCGGAGATGGAAATTCTCAACAAGATGTTGGAAAGCCAGATCCAAGAAGGTCACGATCTGGCAAAAAAAGCGGAACAACACCTGAACGAGATCAAGAAGGAATTGGAGCCGTATCAATTCAACCACCAGATGAACAGCAACCTAATGCATGATCTCTTTGCTCTGTAATTAATTCCTCACAACCCGGCCTCAGCGCCGGGTTTTCTTTGCCTCACGATCGCCCCACCTAAAAACACATAACCAATTGTATTTAGTGAAAAATTGATAAATACAACTTGCTAAACCACGCAATCCAGATCTCCCTCAAGCCTCTTCATTTCTCCTGTCGAATTCCTGCAACAAAAATAAAACACCATGAAAATCAATATGATATTTTAAAATCAAAGAAATTTATCATTTTGCTATTGCCATTAATTTATCATTTCGATAAAGTTTACCCATCAGCAGGACGCACTGACCACCATGAAGGTGAGGCTCTTAAAAATTAAGCCCTGAAGAAGGGCAGCATTCAAAGCAGAAGGCTTTGGGATTGGATGAATGAGCAGGCTGATGCTCGACCAATGTATAAACAGCGCTCATGGCAAGCAGTAACCAATCTGCGCCTCAAGACAGCGTCACTGGTAGTGCGGGCGCTCTAACCAGTAAGCCGGGGTTCAGCGCCGGCCATCCAATCACCAAAGCTAACTGACAGGAGAATCCAGATGGATGCACAAACACGCCGCCGCGAACGTCGCGCAGAGAAACAGGCTCAATGGAAAGCAGCAAATCCCCTGTTGGTTGGGGTAAGCGCAAAGCCAGTTAACCGCCCTATTCTCTCGCTGAATCGCAAACCGAAATCACGAGTAGAAAGCGCACTGAATCCGATAGACCTTACGGTGCTGGCTGAATACCACGAACAGATTGAAAGCAACCTGCAACGTATTGAGCGCAAGAATCAGCGCACATGGTACAGCAAGCCACGCAGTGAAATGGGTGTGACTTGTGTTGGTCGCCAGAAAATGAAATTAGGCAGCAAACCACTTATTTGAGGTGAGATATGACAAAATCATGGAGTGTACCTTTTCCTGAATCAGAAACTGAACATGATGGAATGCCTGTTTTCTGGAGATTCCAGGCGACAGTTGAAGAAGATGGAATCAAAATATTCGCACTTCAATATATAGCTTTTCATCAGACAGAGCATTATGCATGGTTGGTTCCTGCGCATTGGATTGTTAATTTTAAACCAGCACCAAATCAGTGGTTACAGGAATGGAAACAAAAGAGAAATAGATATGCAATTAAGAAAGTAGCAAAAAATGCAGAAAGATCTTTTGCATTCCCAACGAAGACACTTGCCATTGAAAGTTTATTGCGCCGGAAGAAATACCATTTAATGAGAATCAAACAAGATTTGGCTGTTGCATCAACTCTTGTTGATGGGATGAAGAATATTGATACATCAACACCAGATATTGAATATAACTTTGGACACAACCAAGAAACAGAAAATTGGGTATTTTATTAGTACAAATAAGCACTGTGTATTCATTCCAACGAGTGAATACACGGAGCAATGTCGCTCGTAACTAAACAGGAGCCGACTTGTTCTGATTATTGGAAATCTTCTTTGCCCTCCAGTGTGAGGGCCTTTTTATATGCATACCAATAACGCTTCACTCGAGGCGTTTTTCGTTATGTATAAATAAGGAGCACACCATGCAATATGCCATTGCAGGGTGGCCTGTTGCTGGCTGCCCTTCCGAATCTTTACTTGAACGAATCACCCGTAAATTACGTGACGGATGGAAACGCCTTATCGACATACTTAATCAGCCAGGAGTCCCAAAAAATGGATCAAACACTTATGGCTATCCAGACTAAATTCACTATCGCCACTTTTATTGGCGATGAAAAGATGTTTCGTGAGGCCATCGAAGCCTACAGAAAATGGAGGTCAAAATGATTCCGGTAGAACTGGCGAAAACTCCAGAATTAAGTCGATTAAAAAGAGAATATCACATTGCTGAGGCTCGTTACTGGCGTAAAGCGGGAGATAAATCAAAGAAACAACTTTGTTTATGGCAGGCTCAAAGAGAGCGCATGAATGAGCGCGAATTTCTTTCCGTCCCATCCGAATTACCATTCTGAGGCAAATTATGGGAACTGCGACATTAATACTCGGTGAATCTGGCACCGGAAAATCAACCAGCATGAGAAATATCAATCCAGAGGAAGCAATACTTATAAAACCAATAGGCAAGCCGCTACCATTTAAATCAAAAGACTGGCTTGCATGGGATGCCAGAGCAAAAAAAGGAACCGTAGTTACCACTGACAAATGGGACGTAATAGTTGCCGTAATTAAGCGTGCTCACGAATACGGGAAAAGAATCGTTATTGTTGATGACTTCCAGTATGTGATGAGCAATGAGTTTATGCGCCGCTCAGAAGAAAAATCGTTTGATAAATTTACTGAGATAGGCCGCCACGCATGGGAGGTGATTAAGGCTGCACAGGATGCACCTGATGACCTGAGAGTCTATTTTCTTGCACACACCGAAGAAACCCCTATGGGGCGCGTGAAAATGAAAACTATCGGCAAAATGCTGGACGAGAAAATCACTGTCGAAGGCATGTTTACTATAGTTCTTCGCACCCTTACCCGTGATGACCAGTTCTTTTTCACCACAAAAAACAACGGTGCAGACACTGTTAAATCCCCAATGGGAATGTTTGACTCCAATGAGATTGATAACGATCTCTCTTTCGTCGATGCCACTGTTTGTGATTACTACGGCATCAATAATGTTCATCAAATTAAGGAAAACGCCGCATGAGCAACGTGATTTTTACTTATAACGAAGAAGCAGCACTGACCGCAGGGCAAGGTGGTTTTATTAACGAAACTGGCGCTCATATCATTACCATTACTGAAGCAGAACTAAAGCAATCAGAAAAAGGAGCCAAATTTATTGAGTTTTCTGGCGAATCCGACGACGGACGTAAAATCCAATATCTTAGCGTCTGTGTTCAGAAAAATGACGGAACGGAAAATAAATTTGGCGCAAATGTCGTCCACGCCATGATGGGGTGTGCCGGGATTGGACAATTAACGCAACATATGGTTTCCGCCAGTAAATTTGTTGCACCTGAATTTCATGGAAAGAAAATCGGGTTAGTGCTCCAGAAAGTATTAACCACAAACAAAAAGACTGGCGCAGACAGCTACCAGATGGAAATACGCATCCCGTTTATTGCACAAACAGGTCAAACCCTTAAAGAAAAGGCAGAAGGCAAGCAACCAGAAACTATCGCCAACATGGTTGCCAATCTCAAAGATAAAGACAATCGCTCTAAAAACGTAAGCCAGAATCATGCAGATGATTATGGTTACAGCCAGAACGATTACCCTCCTTTCTGATTACTGAAAATAAGGCTCCCATTATGCCAGCGCCTCTGTATGGTGCGGATGACGCGCGCCGCTGTTCCGGCAATTCCGTATCGGAGGTGCTGGATAAATTCAGAAAAAACTACGACCGGATAATGTCTCTACCGCAGGAAACGAAAGAGGAAAAGGAATTTCGCCACTGTATATGGCTTGCAGAGAAAGAAGAACGCGAGCGAATTTACCAGACATCAATCCGACCATTCCGCAAAGCCACATATACCCACTTCCCTGAAATTGACCCGCGCCTGCGTAATTACCGCTCACGTTATGGCGCTATCAGTAATGACTGAGGAATTTACCATGAGAGGACTTGCATACAATCCCGGCATTCTTCCGGCAGAAATGATTATTCGCCAACGCGTAAAGCCAATGCCATCGAGAGAGGAATTACTTAAGAGAAATTCTTTTCCATCAGTGAATGAAAACAAATATCTGAATGCGATGTGGCGCAAAGGAGGCAGCCAGTGACTAACCGTTTTTACATGATGTGCTCGCGTGAAACTGTGGGCAATAACGCTTCATTCCATTGCCATAACGGCAATGGTTACAGTTCTGATATCGATCGCGCTCATGTTTACACGCTGGAAGAAGCCCAAAAAGCCTGGAATTGTGGGCGAGATATCGATCAGCCTGTTTGCGCTGATAGCGTGGATGCAATGGCAGTGTGGCACGTTGATTGCCAGTACATCCCTACAGAAAGCCTGATTGAGTCAGATTGCACTGCGTATGTGGCCTACAAAAAAGGTAGCTTTTTGGTTTATTGTTCAGACACAAAAGAGCAGATGGTAGGGTTTCACAAAGGTAAAGGGTTATTTCAATTCTTTTACATGAATGGTGTTGAGGGGGTATGTGAGCCGTCACACTGGATGCCACTACCAGAGCCGCCGCAGGAGGCGAAATGATAGATGTAAAAGAGAAGGTTTTGCAGGTGATGCGTTCCCGGGCTGCCCTGCAAGAGAAAGCTCTCGGCGGGGAATATCCATTCACGATAGCAACCTGGAATCTGCGGTTGGCAATGGAGAAGGAATTTCCTGATGAAGAATGGCGTTCGGCAGATTTGCGCAAAATTCTTATGGAGCTGGCTAAAGACGGAGCAGTATCCAAAGATACCTATGCCAGCCGGATTGGTCAGGCGGTATGGAGACTGGAGGTGCGGTAATGGCTAACCTGCAACTTGCTGTCAAAGGTGAATACTTCGATGCCATGATTCGCGGAGAGAAAACGGAAGAGTATCGCTTGTGTAATGACTACTGGAATAAGCGAATTATGTTACGCGAGTATGACCGCCTGATTATCACAAAGGGATATCCGAAGCGCGACGACTCCAGTCGCAGAATTGATGTTCCGTATGGAGGATATGAAGTGAAAACAATCACACATCCGCACTTCGGCGATAAACCGGTAAAGGTGTTCGCTATAAAGGTAAATATCAGCACTGAATAACAATCCTCGCACTCGCGGGGATTTCTTTTATCTGAACTCGCTACGGCGGATTTTGTTTTATGGAGATGATAAATGCACTTCCGAGTCACAGGTGAATGGAGGAATGGAGAGCCATTTAACAGAGTTATCGAAGCAGAGAACATCAACGACTGCTATGACCACTGGATGATATGGGCGCAGATAGCACATGCAGACGTAACCAATATTCGAATTGAAGAACTGAAAGAACACCAAGCCGCCTGATGGCGGTTTTTTCTTGCCTGATTTGCAGGTTCGATTCCCTATTCGGAGATAGCACTCATGCAACACGAACTACAACCTGATTCACTGGTTGATTTGAAATTCATCATGGCCGATACTGGCTTTGGTAAAACCTTCATCTATGACCGGATTAAGTCCGGCGACCTGCCAAAAGCCAAAGTTATCCACGGACGCGCAAGATGGTTATATCGTGACCATTGTGAATTCAAAAATAAGCTCTTAAGCCGCGCTAATGGGTAAAATAGCGGGTAAAATATTTCTCACATCTAAAAAATATCATTCCAATCAATCCCCTGCCGCTTCAAGTAGATGTCTGCAGGGGACGCCAGAACCCTGTCTACCGAAGTATATCAAAGTCTATTTTTCCCAATCATTTCAATGAAGTACACTTTAACCATGGTCTACCAAGGACTGTTGGGATATACGGACATCCAGCTTGTTTTGTTGGTATAACTGTTGGTATTGTAAGTTCGATAATGCAGATACCATCATCAGGAGGTCACAATGGCACTAACTGAGGTAAAAGTCAGAAATGCGAAACCTACTGAAAAGCCCGTCAAGTTAACAGATGGGGATGGTATGCATCTCCTGGTTCACCCTACGGGTTCAAAATACTGGCGGCTTCAATATCGCTTTTCTGGTAAGCAAAAAATGTTGGCGCTTGGTGTTTATCCCGAAGTGTCTTTAGCAGAAGCTCGTCGTAGAAGAGAAGAAGCAAGGCAACTCATTGCCAACAATGTTGACCCTGGCGAAAAGCGAAAAACAGAAAAGATTGAAGAGAAAGGCTTACTCATTTTTGAAACTGTTGCCAGAGACTGGCACTCAAGCAACAGAACCTGGTCAGACAGTCACAGAACTACCGTATTAAACAGCCTGATCACTCATGTATTTCCTGTTATCGGTAAGCGGAACATTAGTGAGCTTAAAACTCGTGATTTACTTGTTCCTCTGAAAAAAGCAGAGGAAACTGGACATCTTGAACTTGCTGCCCGTTTACAACAAAGAATCACTGCCATCATGCGGTATGCTGTTCACAATGCTTTGATTGACCAAAACCCAGCTTACGACCTCGCAGGCGCTGTAACCACTGCCAAGAGTAATCACCGCCCTGCCCTTCCCCTCGAACGACTTCCTGAGCTTCTCAAACGGATTGATGCCTATAAAGGGAAAGGTATCACTCAAATAGCAGTTCAATTAACTCTACTGACTTTCATCCGTTCAAGTGAACTTAGATTCGCTCGTTGGTCTGAGGTGAATTTCAAAAACTCCTTATGGACAATCCCTGCAGAAAGACGAGAATTGGAGGGGGTTAAGTATTCAAATAGGGGCTCAAAAATGAAAACCCCTCATCTTGTGCCGCTAAGTAAGCAGGCTGTAGTATTATTTAAAAGGCTCCAAGCTATAAGTGGAGAAAAGGATCTTATGTTCATTGGTTTTAGTCGCGATGACAAACCAATCAGCGAAAACACTGTTAACAAGGCTCTTCGCACCATGGGTTACGACACGAAAGCTGAAGTTTGTGGTCACGGTTTTCGAACTATGGCTTGTAGTGCATTAATCGAATCTGGGTTATGGTCAAGAGACGCCGTAGAACGTCAAATGAGCCACCAAGAGCGTAACTCGGTTCGGGCAGCATATATCCACAAAGCGGAACATCTCGAAGAGAGAAAACTCATGTTACAATGGTGGGCTGACTACCTTAATGCCAACAGAAAAGAACACATTACACCGTTTGAATTCGCCCAGAGAATAAAGAAAATGAATTAGTATAATAGTTCTCTATTTTTTGCACGCTAAAAAGCAACGTAAACACTGAGCAAAGAAACAAAAAAAGGTAGTAATAATAATGTCAAACCAATATTTTTGCCCCCCCTCAATAAACACCCAATCGAGTTATCACTCCAGCAAAATAAATTTACGTGAACCATATCTTATTGTTTAGATCCTAATTCAAAATCATCCTATGAAATATATTAATAATTTTCTCTTGGCTTCAGTAGAAATCAGGAATGATTCTTAATATAAAAATCAAGATATACGCTTTAATCGAAAAATACCTACACTCATAACTAGACCATCAAACCAGACACAAAAAAGCCAAGTCAATAAAAAAATCAACTTAGCTAAAACCTTATACACTTATTAAAGCATGGAATAAATGCGAAGGAATACATAGGATAA